AAGAGTTTGGTATATATGATTTACCAGAATTTTTAAGAGCGATAGACTCTTTTCAAAAACCTGTACTATCTTTTAATGGTTCAGCAAATTTGAAAATTAAAGATGAGAGCTCAACTCTTTCAGCAAGATATGCTTTTGCTGATAAATCAACCTTGGTAACACCATCAAAAACAATAAACATGCCAGATAAATCTGTCACATTTACATTAAAAAATAGTGACTATGAATCTGTTAAAAAACTATATACAAATTTAAGTCTACCTGATATTGCGTTTAAAGGTGAAAATGGCAAAATTAAATTAGTTGCATTAGATAAAAAAAATAGTAATTCAAATGAATCAACTATTGAAATTGGTTCATGTAATATGGACTTTACTGCATATATTAAAGCAGAGAATATGAAAATTATTCCTGGTGAATATGATGTTGCAATATCTAAAGCAAAGATTGCTCATTTTATAAACAAAAAAGTTCCTGTGCAATACTGGATTGCATTAGAAGCCGATTCAACATTTTAGAGGTGTTGAATGTCAGATTTCTTATGGGTTGAAAAATACCGTCCTAGAAAAATATCAGAATGTATTTTAAGTGAAGACTTAAAAAATACCTTTTCTAAATTTCTAACAAATAAAGAATTACCAAATCTTCTTCTTTCAGGAACAGCAGGTACGGGTAAGACAACAGTTGCTCGTGCTTTATGTGAAGAGTTAGGTGTTGATTATATAATAATAAATGGTTCAGATGAAGGTAGACATATTGATACCTTAAGGACTACAATCAAAAATTTTGCCTCGTCTGTATCTTTAGACGAAGGATCAAATCATAAAGTTGTAATTATTGATGAGGCTGATTATATGAATCCAGATTCTGTTCAGCCTGCATTAAGAAACTTTATTGAAACATTTTACAAAAATTGTAGATTTATATTTACTTGTAATTTTAAAAATAAGATTATACCTGCTTTACATAGTAGATGTACCGTTATTGATTTTCGTATTACAAATGGTCAAAAAGTAAAAACAGCAACAGCATTTTTAAAAAGATTAGGTACAATCTTAACTGAAGAAAATATAGACTTTGATAAAAAGGTACTTGCTGAATTAATACAAAGACATTATCCTGACTTTAGAAGAACAATTAATGAATTACAAAGATATTCTGTAAGAGGTAAGATAGATAGTGGTATACTCGTTTCTTTATCAGAAATTAATAACAAAGAATTAGTTAAGTTATTAAAAGAAAAAAGATTTACAGATATGAGAAAATGGGTTATACAAAACCTAGACCAAGATCCATCTTCCTTGTTTAGTAGTATATATGAAATATTATATAAACATCTTCACCCTCAATCTGTTCCTGCTGCCGTAATAACGATTGCAGATTACCAATATAAATCCGCCTTTGTAGCTGACCATGAGATAAATATGGTTGCCTGTTTGACACAAATCATGGCAGAATGTAAATTTAAATAGAGGGAACAATGGCAAGAAGAACATTTTGGCGAAAGCTTATAGTAAAATGCAGAATGTTTTGGGCTGATGTGAGAGGACATCATGGTAAATGCTGGGATTACGAACCAGGAGATTATTATATGGGAAGTCACAAAGGGCACAAAAAACATGAAAAAAAGATGTAATGATTGAATATAAATTATCTGATTATCTAAATGCGATTAACTATTCAAAAGTTAATTTACTAGATGGTAGTGATATAGTATGGGAAAAAAAATATCCACCTTATGTAATTAATCGTTGTTTATCACAGCATGTGGATGCTATAATGATGGCTAATGAGGTCAACATGAGACACGGTCTTAACAAGAGGCTACAGTTTCATTTTTTAATAAATAGTATTCGTAAGAGAAAAAGATTTGGCGGTAAATGGATATCAACTGCTAAATCAAAAAATTTAGAGTATGTAAAAGAATATTATGGTTATAGCAACTCAAAAGCAAAAGTAGCCCTAAATATACTAGATACTAAACAATTGAATCTTATTAAATTAAAACTTGATAAGGGTGGGAGAAAAAGATGAGTGATGAATTAAATTGGTCACCTGAAAAAATGTTAGAGGTAACTCTAAAACAACCAGATGACTTTTTAAAGATTAGGGAAACTTTGTCCCGAATAGGTGTTGCAAGTAGAAAAGATAAAACTTTATTTCAATCTTGCCATATACTTCATAAACAAGGTAAATATTATATAGTGCATTTCAAAGAGTTATTTGCTTTAGATGGCAAAAAAGCAACTTTGATTGAAAACGATATACAAAGAAGAAACACAATCGCTGTTTTATTACAAGACTGGAATTTATTATCAATATTAAAAAAAGAAGAATCAGATAATAAAGCACCACTATCTCAAATTAAAATAATTGCATTTAAAGAAAAAGGTGAATGGAATTTACAAGCAAAATATAATATAGGTAAAAAATCTACAAAAGAAGAAACTAAAACTGAATAGGATATATTATGATTAAATTATATAGACTCACAACAGGTGAGGATATTATTGGAGTGTTTGTTGAGGAAACAGATTTATTTGAATTTGTAAAAAAACCTTTCGTATTAATTCCAATGCAAGGTCAAGCAGGTAAACCAATGCAAATTGGATTTCATCCATACATTCCTTATACAAAAGATGAAGTTATAAAATTTAAAAAAGCAAATATTATAACTGAAGTAAAACCTGACACAAATTTAATTGAAGCATACGAAAAAAACACAAGCAATATAGTACAGTTAAATAACAAGATTATCACATAATTGACTTTTAAAAATTTTGTGATATAATTATATTATGAATTTGGCAAGCTCTTTTTATACAAATGTTTTAGAATATAAAGGTAAACTTCTTATAAGAGGAGTTTCTAATGGTGAATCTTATTTAAGTAGAACTAATTACTCCCCAACATTATTTGTAAAAGCTAATCAAAAAACTAATTATAAAACTTTAGATGGTGAATATCTATCTCCTAGAGAGTTTGGTAGTATATCTAAAGCAAAATATTTTTGTGAACAATACAAAAGCATACCAGAGTATAAAATTTATGGTATGAATCGTTATCAATATCAATACCTAGCAAACACATATAAAGAAGATATAAAATGGAACAAAGATTATATTAAGATATTTACACTTGATATAGAAACTGAATGTGAAAACGGTTTTCCTGATCCTGATACTGCAAAAGAAACCATCATATGTATTACTGTAAAAAATCATAGTAACAAACAAATATTAACGTGGGGTACTGGTGATTTTATTTCTAAAAAAGCAAATTCAACTTATGTAAAATGTCAAAATGAAAAACATTTACTATTAGAGTTTATGAAGTTTTGGTGTAAAAATCATCCTGATATTGTTACTGGTTGGAATGTAAAATTTTTTGATATACCTTACTTAATGAATCGTATGAGAAGAATTTTTGATAATGATACTATTAATAAAATGTCTCCTTGGAATTATGTTAATGCAGAGCGAATACAATTAGGACAAAAAAATCAACAGTATTGGAATATGTTAGGTATATCTGTATTAGACTATTTTGATTTGTATAAAAAGTTTACATATGTTCGACAAGAAAGTTATAAACTAAATTATATTGCTAAAGTAGAATTAGGCGAACAAAAATTAGACAACCCTTATGAAACATTTAAAGATTTCTATACAAAAGATTATCAAAGATTTGTAGAATATAATATCCAAGATGTAGAATTAGTTGATAAACTTGAAGATAAAATGAAACTTATTGAGTTATGTTTAACTATGGCTTATGACTATAAAGTAAATTATACAGATGTTTATTCCCAAGTAAGATGTTGGGATACATTAATTTATAATCATTTACATAAAAAAAATATTGTTATACCTCCAAGAGAAGATCATCAAAAAGATACTCAATATGAAGGCGCATATGTAAAAGATCCTGATTTAGGATTACATAAATGGATTGTTTCATTTGATTTAAATAGTTTATATCCACATTTAATTATGCAATATAATATTAGTCCTGAAACATTTGTGGGTGTAGAAACAAATAAAATAAATGTTAATAATTTATTAGATAAAAAATTAGATTTACAATGGGCAAAAAATAAAAACGTAACCGTTGCAGCTAATGGTGCCATGTTTAGAAGAGATAAACAAGGTTTCTTGCCAGAGTTGATGAGTAAAATGTATTCTGAACGAGTAGTATTTAAAGATTTAGCAATAAAGGCTAAAAAAGAGTTTAACAAAACAAAAGATCCGATTTATAAAAATGAAATAAGTCGTTGTCATAATATTCAAATGGCTAAAAAAATTGCATTAAATAGTGCTTATGGTGCTATCGGCAATCAATACTTTAGATATTTTGATGTAAAACAGGCAGAAGCAATTACATTAGGTGGTCAATTGTCAATTCGTTGGGTTGAAAGTGATGTTAATAAATTTATGAATAAGGTTTTAAAAACTACAAATAAAAATTATGTAGTGGCTTCTGATACAGATTCTATCTATATTCAAATGGGAGATTTAGTTGATAAGGTATGTAAAGATAAATCAACACAACAGATTACAGACTTTTTAAACAAGGTATCCGAAGATAAGATACAAAAGGTTATAGATGATAGTTTTAAACGGCTAGCAGACTATATAAACGCATATGACCAAAAAATGATAATGAAACGAGAGGTCATTGCAAATAAAGGTATATGGGTGGCTAAGAAGAGGTATATACTTAATTTATTTGATGAGGAAGGTGTAAGATATAATGACCCTAAATTAAAAGTTATGGGTGTTGAGGCAGTTAAATCTTCTACGCCAGAAATTTGTAGAGGCAAAATTAAAGAAGCAATAAAAGTTATAATGAATAAAAGTCAGGAAGACTTAATAAATTTTGTATCTGATTTTAAAACAGAATTTTTAAAACTGTCGCCAGAAGAGATTGCTTTTCCAAGATCATGTAATAATCTTTCAAAGTTTACCGATTCATCTAAAATTTATAAAAAAGGAACTCCAATACATGTTAAGGGTTCTTTAATTTATAATTATTATCTACATAAAAATAATTTAGAATACAAATATCCAGTAATAAAAGATGGAGATAAAATAAAATTTTTAATGTTAAAAATGCCAAACGCTGTTAAAGATACTGTTTTGTCATTTTCAACAAAAATACCAGAAGAGTTTAAAATTCACAACTATGTAGATTATGAAACTCAATTCGTAAAAACATTTACCGACCCATTAAGATTTATATTAGAATCAATAGGTTGGAAACTTGAAAAAGAAGCAACACTAGAGGCATTTTTTGAATGATGTTAAATTTTGTAGATATATTATTAATATTTGCTATAACTTTTCATTGGGCATTTTCAACTGGAGCTTTTTTAGCAGTAAAAACAACTTGGTCAATACCTAGATTTATTTTAATATGTTTATTTTTTAGGTATTTTTTAATGAGTTATGGATATTAAAAAAAAATATAAGGTAATATATGCAGACCCTCCTTGGACGTTTAAAACATTTTCTGATAAAGG